TTTAGATTTAGAAGCTCTTAGAGAATTATATGAAAATATCGTGCAATATTTAAAAAATTGCGACGAAAAAAAATATGAGTATTTGGGTGACTATATCGCTAACGCGTATGAAATCCATGCGGATGAAGATAAGAATAAGAAATATAATATGTTAATTCAAGTTCTTAATAGTTATTTTAAAAAGGATGTTACTGTAAACAACGTACCAAAGATAAAAGCTAATAATAATATTAATATTAGAGAGATTAAACCGAAAAACACGAATGACGACTTGCCATGTTTATCAGGATATAAAATAATTAAAATCTTAGGACAAGGGGCTTTTGGTAAAGTTTATTTAGTAACTAAAAATAATAAAGAATATGCAATGAAAGAACAGCTTATTAAAATTGCCACCACCCCGGATCAACAAGCCGACTATGATTATTATATAAATTCTATTAAAAATGAACTTAAAATTGGTAAAATATTAGGTAAACAAAAAATTGGACCTAGAATATATGATACATTTATGTGTAAAAAAACTGAAAGTATTAATATTTATATTGTTATGCAAGCAATGAATAAAGGGACTATTCAGGAATTTTCAAAAAAAAATATTATATCAGACGATCATTTAGGACAAATCAGAAAAAAAATCAATAAGTTACACAGTCTAAACATATTACATAGAGATCTCCATGCGGGCAATGTATTGGTTAATCAAAAAAAAAATAAAGAATATGAATTTTATTTGGGTGATTTTGGATTAAGCGAATATATATCAGCTGGTGTGGCACGCTTGAAAAAAGACGAATTAAATTTATGGTGGTTGGACCAACTACCCAACGGATTAAATGAAATTATTACTAAAATAATGATTTTAATGAAAGTGATTTAAAATAAAAAATAAAATATCTACTATATATAAATATGATAGATATTATTATAGTTGGTGGTGGAATTGCTGGATTATATTGTGCTTTAAATTTAAGCAAACAATATAAAGTGGTATTATTTGATGAAAGAGATTATCTTGGTGGTAGAATTATTACTCATAAAAATCCCCAATATGAAATTGGAGCTGCGAGATTTAATACTGGTCATAAATTACTACGAAAATTAATAAAAAAATACAATATGCCGACATATAAATTAAATAAAACACTTGATTTTCTCGATAAAAAACAGAAAAAAATTATACCAGATATCCAAAAAGTATTAAATAAGAGTCTATATGACTTAATCCAGAAATCCAATATTTTTAGTAAATCTGAATTACAAAGTATGACGTTCCAAGAATATTGTATCACGTTAAGTGACAAAAAAACAACAAAAAAACTTATAGATTATTTTGGTTATTCTGCTGAATTTGATACTATGAACGCATATGATGCTATACAAACATTTACAGGTGATTTTAATGGTAGAAAAAATTATTATGTACTGGCTGAAGGTTTATCAAAATTATGTGAAAAAATCGAAAAAGATATTAGGAAAAATGGTGGAATAATAAAAAAAAATACTTTTGTTAAGAATATTACGCATAAAGGGTGGTATTCTTTGGTAAAAACTGCTAATAAACAGTATATTACCAAGCGGGTTATTTTTGCAGTTAAACCACATCAATTAAAAAACTTTACTATATTTAAGCCCTATTTTAAAGAGATTAATAGCGTCAAAAGTATTCCACTTATTCGGATTTATGCCCAATATAATCCTGGAAAAGAGGGAGTATGGTTTAAAGGAATGAATCGGACAACCACAGATTCTTTTTTGAAACATATTATCCCTATTAATGAACATTCGGGGCTTATTATGATTTCTTATGCTGATGGACATGATTGTAAAAAATATTTTAAAAATGGTAAATTAATGACTGATAAGCAAATAGAAATTAAAATTCAAAAAGAACTAAAAACCTTATTTCCAACTAAAATAATACCGAAACCAATTTACTTTAAAAGTCATCTATGGACTGAAGGAGTTCATTTATGGAAGAAAAATACTGATTCGGACATGATTTCCAAAAAAATATTAAACCCCTTGGAAAATATATATGTAGGTGGTGAGGGATTTTCATTAAACCAAGGGTGGATAGAGGGAGCTCTTGTTACAGCCAATAAAATAATAAAATTACTTAATTAAAAATACCTATCCTCTTTCTATGGATTTAATCCTTCGTGAAACTTAATAATGAAATCTAAAGTAATTTCTCGAGTTTTATATATAGGTTTTGGTTTATGTGTCAGGGATTTAGGATTAAGTCCCAGGTGAAAAAGTAAAACGTTATCGAAACTTAATTTTTCATATTCGTGTTGAATCCCAAAAATATTTATATTACATTCTCTTTTAAGTGGGGGGCGTCCTAATTTTTTTAAAAGTTCGATATCTGTTTCCTTTTTTTCACATTTTAGGATGCTTTCTTCACATTCATCTTCATTAAATTTTACATGATTATTGTATAAATCGGCTGTTTTAAATATACCAGAGCACATAATAGCGTATAAAAGTAATTTTATTTTTATATCCTTTTAAATAAATCAAATTTTTTTATATGAACCGTTTTATAAATAGATTACCTTACTGTCATTTCATTTTCAGTTTTACCAATTAATGGATATACCTATATAGATTTTTATTTAAACAGTAAATCATCTTTAAATAAAATGGATGATATAAAAATACATACTCTTTGTTTGAATATGATTGTAAAGAATGAAGCACATGTTATTGAAAATGTTTTAGAATGCGTATCTAAATATATAGATTATTATATAATTTCTGATACTGGTTCCACCGATGAAACAAAACAAGTTATAAAAAAATATTTTGATAAACTAAATATTAGTGGTGAAATTTACGATGACAAATGGGTTAATTTTGGCTATAATAGAACGAAGGCATTAGAATACTGCGTAGGAAAATGCGAATATTGTTGGGTAATAGACGCGGATGATATTATTATAGGTAATTTACCTATGCCTGCGAAATTAACAAAAGATTCTTACAAAGTTATTTATGGTAAAGACTTTTCTTATAGAAGAAATCAAATTTTTAAAGTAGACAGAATATGGAAATATGTAGGCGTTTTACATGAATATGCCACTTCCGAAAATAACAAAAATAATACAGTAGCAACAATAGAGGGTGATTATTATATAGATTCACGACGATTAGGTAATAGGAATAAAGACAAAAATAAATATAAAAAAGATATTGAAATTTTATTAAGAGGTGCTGAGGATGAACCCGATAATGAGAGATATATATTCTATTTAGCACAAAGTTATATGGATGACGGTCAGTTAGAAAATTCTAACAAATACTACCTACAACGTTTTAATATGGGGGGATGGGTAGAAGAACAGTATTACTCTTTGTTAAAAATAGGTATTAATAATATTAAATTGAGAAAAAATAAAAAAATAATTATTGATTCTTTATTGGAGGCATTTAATTTTAGACCTTCTAGACTAGAAGCCTTATACGAATTAGTAAATTATTTATTTTATAATGAAAGGGATAAAGATGTTAAAAGCGCTGCTAAATATGCTAAATTAGGATTACATATTTATAGCACTACAGATACTCTGTTTGTTACAAAAAGTATATATGAATATCGGTTTTTAGATATTACTTATTTAGTATTATTTTATAATAATGAGTTTGGAGAAGCTTATAAGAGTATTAATAACTTATTAAATAGACAAAAATATCCCGAAAATCAGAATATAAGACTTCAAAAAAATAGGGGTTTTGCCATTCCAAAGATTATGGATAATATTATTAAATATCCCAAAGAAAAAATTCTGTTTTTAACAGAAAATATTAAAAATAAACTGGAAATTAAAGTATTATTTACAATAACTACTTGTAAAAGACTGGATTTATTTATAAATACTATACATTCCTTTATAAATTGTTGCGAAGATATCGACTTAATTGACAAATTTATATGTATTGATGATAATTCTTCTATTAGAGAAAGAAATGAAATGAAACAAAAATATCCCTTTTTTGACTTTATTTTCAAATCTTCCTATGAAAAGGGACATATTAACAGTATGAATAAAATATTAGATTGTATTACTATTTATAATCCTAAATATATAATTCATCTTGAAGATGATTGGAATTTTTACGCCAAAAAATGCTATATTACGGATTCCATTAAAATTATTGAAAATACTAAAAATATAAAACAAGTATTATTTAATAAAAATTATGCCGAATTATATGATGAAAAATCATTAAATTTAGCAGGTGGAATAAGAAAACATATCGACGGATTATTTTATATCGAGCACGAGCATTATAAGGAAAATACCCAAGAACTTAAGGATTTTTATGATAGGAATAAAGGTAGCAGTTCGTCCGCATACTGGCCCCATTTTTCATTCAGACCATCTCTTATTTGTTGTGATATATTTAAAAAAATAGGTAAATATAGAAGCAATAATGGGCATTTTGAAATGGATTATGCTAATAGATTCGTCAATTCTGGTTATAAATCAGCTTTTTTTGATTCACTAAGTTGTTATCATACCGGAAAATTAACATCTGAAAATAATTCAGATAAACCAAATGCATATAAACTTAATAATGTAGTTCAATTTACTGCTAAGCAAAATAAAAGTAAAGTTAAAGGAGAACAATATAATATTAAAATTGTTAATTTAAAACGGAGAGATGACCGTAAAAAAACCATGATAGATAAATTAAACAAACAAAATATTACAAAATATAATTTTATAGAGGCTGTAGATGGGTGCGATTTAAAACCTACATATGAATTAGAGAAATTATTCAGAGATAATGATTTTGGTTCTAGAATAGGTGTTATTGGATGTGCACTATCCCATTTTAATTTATGGAAACAATTGGTGAATGATGAAAATAATAATTATTATATAATACTCGAATATGATATCACTTTTTGTAGAAATTTTAAAATAAAATTAGATAAACTTAAAAATAAAATGGAAGAAAAAGAATATTTATTACTGGGATATAGTATGTTTGAAAAAATAAGAAGTAAAATGAAAGATATGTATGATTCTGAAAGCAAGGATACCGAAACTAAAAATCTTAACAAAACGCTATATATGGGTGGAACCTTTGGCTATTCTATAAATAAGATTGGGGCTAAAAAAATGATAAAGTATATAAAAACTAATGGTATTAAACATGGTATTGATTATTTAAATAAAATAATTGATATAGATTGTTGGGAATGTAATCCATGTCTAGTATTTTCAGAATGGGCTGAGAATAGGAAACAAATTGATAGCGATATCCAGTATTGTCATGATTCGCTTGATTTTAGTTTAATTCGTAAAAATTTGGACAATTTTTTTTTTATTAGAAATGCGGATATATTTGGTAATGATATTAAATTTGAGAAAAAAAGCCCTTATGAAATGGCTAATATTGCTATACGTGATGAAAATTGTATAGGTTTTAATACTTTAGGATTTTTTAAAAATGATATTAAATTACTAGAGAATTCAAAATATTTTGGTGAAAATGATGGTATTTATATTAAAAAAGAGATATATGAAAAAAATATGCAACTACTGTTTAATTCATCTATGACTAATAAAAAAAATATAAGAATTAAAATGATGTCTGTTTCGATAGACTCTGAAAAGTTATGTAAAGAATGGAATATTATGTGCGAAGGACATTATAGATGGAAAAATATTGAAATTACTTCGGAAAATCATAATATTGATTATTATGTTATAATTAATAAGCCACGAAAAGATGATATTTATATACCCGAAAAAACTATCTTATTTCAAATAGAACCTTGGGTTAGAGACAATAATAAAAACTGGGGGGTTAAAACTTGGGGTGAATGGTCTGAACCAGATGAAAGTAAATTTTTATATGTAGGAACACATAAAAAATCGTTAAATAATGTGCAGTGGTGGGTTACTCTTCCCTTAATATTTCCAAAAATAAGAAGCAACAGGGTAGTATCCATACTTTCATATAAAGAGTGGGATATAGGACACCAATTAAGAATTAATATATCTAAAAAATCTAAATATATAGATGTTTTTGGGAGAGACAATTACCATAAACTGAATAATTATTTAGGTAAATTGAAAGATGATAAAAAAGAAAGTGAATATGTAAAGTATAAATACTGTCTTGTTATTGAGAATAATTATGAACATAATTATGCCTCCGAAAAAATATGGGATGGAATATTATGTGAATGTTTGTGTTTTTATTGGGGATGTCCTAATTTATCAGACCATATTGATCCTAATTGTTACGTTCGATTAGATGAAAACGACATCGATAAATCATTACAAATTATACATAATACTATTCAAAATAATTTGTGGGAACAAAAAATAGAAATTATTAAAAAAGAAAAACTGAAAATTATAGAAGAATTGGGGTTTTTTCCTAGAATTAATAAAATAATTAATAAAGATAGATTATAATTTAATAATATTTTATTTAGACGTAAATTTTAAATAAGATGTAATTTTTAAATTTTTTATTTTAGGTTTTTCATCAAAGCCAGCTAAGGACATACCCAGTTCAGTTACTAGTGGCTTAGAAATAGGGGTTATAAGCGGTATTTCTCCGCCATACGTTCTGGGACTTTTGCCGAAAAGTTTAGGTTTATGTGGCCAGTGATTAGTAGTTCGCAGTTCATTAAATGCCTTCTGTTTTTTTCTTAGTAATGCGGGCGTAATTAGATTTTTAGGTGTATAACATAGATACACAATAGCCCTCATATTACTATTTGGGCGCTCTTTAAGTGCCTCGCATCCACAGTGAATAGTTCTACTATCCCAAAAAACTATACTACCCTTAGGACAATATATTTTTTTATATTCGCAACCTTTTTCGGTGTAAAATTTTTCTTGTTCCTTTGTAAGTTTTGTCCAATCTTTATTATCTTTAATCCCAAAGGTTTTGGAAAACTCTTGGTGATATATATGGCTTTTTTCCATAAAAGCTAATGTAGCATCACCTTTATTTACATCTAACCCAGTAGCCCAACTTTGTATGCATTCGAAATCCGGTCGTGTATAACTCTGGTCGGTATGATACCATGTATTCCCTCTATACCATCCTCTATTAGTTTTCTCCGGCGGCATATTAAAACTTAGCCCATCAAAAGATACTAATAGTTCTTTTTCATTCCAAAAATGCTGGAAAATATCTACTATTTTAGGATTTTGTCTTACATTCCAAGATGCCTGAGTATGTCCTATATTAAAATGTTGAAAAAGCATAGAATGCAAAGGATAAAGCTTATAAATCTGTCTATAACTAAATACCTTGTCTCTTGAAATTGGAACTGGCCAACTCTGAGAGATATGTTCAAAATAATCCCATAATCCACCTACCATATTTTCACATTCGCTATTATTTAATACTGCTGGTATAATTGCTACCCCATATTTTTTTAATGTAGATTTAAGCGCCTCTTTATTAGTAACATACTTTTCAAATTCATATTGATCCATATTAATTAAATATATATATTAGTATATGTATATTAAATCAAATTTTTAATTATAGTAGAGTTATTCCAAATACTTAAAATTAGATAAATTTAAAACTTGATAAAAATTATGAATACCATTATCAATATAAGTCCCTCTGGCTAAAAACCGACTATTTTTAATAGAGCTATTAAGCTGACAAGGCAAAACGTCTAAAAAGTTTAAATATACTTCTTTCCATCCTTTGTTTTTGAAAAATATTGCAAAATGAGATTCCTCTCTATAATTTTTTAAATTAAAAAACATTACCATTTTTCTTGTATCTAAATCGACCTCTTTTTTAACTAAATATAAAAAATCCTCTTTCAAAAAATATAATTGTTTTTTTATCTTAATTTTTTCACAAGGGAAACGGTCATCGTTTTTAATACTATTATAAATATTTCGGTATTTTAAAAATTTGTTGAATTTTTTTAAATAATTCGTTTTATTAGCTACACCCGGTAAAAAGTTCATAATCCGATATGCCTCCGAAGAAACTAATTTACCTGGAAGCCTTGCAGTAGTTTTTCTATCTTGTGTTGGGTTGGGCGATTGGTCCAACCCATATTTCTTATTCAGAGAAAATAACAGTGCAATTACACGTTTTTTATCGGTTTCATTTAATAAATTATATATTTTTGCCGAAGTCATATGGATGTTATTTATATATAAATATAATTTAATTTTAATATATAACATACGTATTATTTTAGCAAATGGACACGTTAATAAAATATCTCACTACACATAAATTAACGATTTCGGTAGCAGAAAGCTGTACAGGAGGGTTATTAAGTAATTATTTATCTAATACTGTGGGGTCAAGTGTGTTTTTTAAGGGAGGAATAATAGCTTATAGTAGAGCAGTTAAAACAAAATTATTGGATATTCCAACAGAAATGGAAGTAGTAAGCAGTAAATGCGCGGTTTTAATGAACGTCGGATTAGAAAAAATATTTAATACGGATATTTGTGTCAGTGTAACGGGGAATTTACCGCCATTTGAAGATACCAGAGACATAGGTGAAGTTTATTTTTCTATTTCATACTTAGCTATTGATTATGGATTTATGGTACCTATAACTCACATGGAGCGTTCCGTGGCAAAACAAGTAATTACGTTAAAAATAATAGAGAAAATATATAAAACTATTCATCCTGCCCCCTTTTTATTCGAGTATCTCTGATATTTTTTTCGGAGCGCCGCTATTGTTTTTATGTGCTCTTTTGAATGATGATTTATGTGATGTGTTTTTTTGGGTTCTTTATAAAAAATTTTCTTTAAATAGTCACAAACAGAACAATCAGGGATATTATCCATTATATAGATATATGTTATAAATATATAAAAATTTGATTTTACTATTGACAATAAAAGTAAAATAAACTTCAGATATGACGAGGAGCTATAAATTATTAGATTATGAACGCGAGACAAATTTAGCAATTATTACAAATACTATAATATTAGGAACTGTAGTTATTTTAGTAGCCTCTTTTACTTTAACTATCGCTCTCTTATCGAGTTTTGTAGAAATAAACCCTATTGATACAAATTCTTCTTTAGGTAATTAAATATATATTTTAAAGGTTTTACGATTTTAGGATTATTAAATATAATAAAAAAACCCTTTTTTTCCTTTTTTCCTTTTTTGCTTTTTGTTTTCTGTTTTCCTATGCTCCCTTTTACTTGCGCCTTTTTTTGGATGCTTTCTTGTTGATCCAAGCGCTCCGTTTCTTTTTTTTCAGCACTTTCTTATCGTCCATCTTCCTGGAAAAATGCTTATGGCGCGCGCTACGAACGTGTTCGCGCCGCCCCAAGTCAGCTTTTTCATCCTCATCACGCCGGGACAAAACGATTTCGTCAATCCTTGCTTCGTGGCTATTCGAGTAGTGCGGTCGGACGCGGTGCCGAGATGGCCCACGCGTGGAGGTGGATTGGACCGTTTTCCAATCCCCCCATACGGAATCTGCCGGTGCTTGGTTCATTTTGAAATGCGTTGCCATTGGAATTAGTTACTAGAAGAGTAGGATGTAGAATGATATACTTTTCACTTGGTGGGGTATAATCAAATTTTTAAATACCCCTTTATAGAATATTTTAGTTAAGAAAAGAAAACGTGACCTAAAACCTGGTTTATATCGTATCTATCTTTTCTATGTACTTGGAGCATATTGAATAATAAGTCAATTAGATTATTATACTCATTTATTTTGGTTTGCTGTGTTTCATTCAATTCGCCATCGTCGTCGTCATGGATGCTTTTTTTCGTTGCGGCACCGCCTGGCGATTTTGAAAACTCACGAATAATCGAATCTAACATAGTCGTATATTTCATACCCCATATTCTCATAATCCAACTTTGAGAACTATCATCCAAAATACTTATATCTTTTGTAATATTAAACTCATCTTTAAATAAACCCCTTAATTCATCACAATTCCCACGAGCACTTAAATAGGCTTTTTCTACTGTAATTTGGGTTAGTTCGTTATAAGTCATTTTAGCTAATTCATCTTGATATACTTCTAAATTCATACCTCTAAAACTAGTTTGCTCCATATTATCTAATACTAAATTAACTAAAGCCTCTATTTTTTCCTCACCTATATCGATATTTTCCTGTTTTGTTTCTTCTATATCTAATTCGGGATAAATATCCAATATTTTATATAATAAAATACTATCGGTTTCTTTTGTTTCAGTAATTACTTCATAGTCTTCACTCTCTAACATTTTTTCGAGTGCTTTTCTGCCTAGTTTTTTATTAATAATTACAACTTTATCAGCTTGTGATAATTTTTCAAGTTGCATAAATGGATAATAACTTCCAAAGTAAAGATGCATTATTACTATACCAAGAGCATAAATATCACTTTTTGCGGTTATTATATCTACACTTGTCGGTCGCCATTCAGGCTTATCTGGGGAATTATACTTATTAAAATCATACGGTTCTTTTTTCAAGTATTTACTAAACATATTATTTAAATTAAATATAGGCTCAGCATAAATAGGGGTTCCTCCAGGGCAATAATTTTTAATACAATTGAGCATTTTGCGATTTACAAAACCAAAATCAATCATTTTCATATTTACTATTTCAGCCGTATTATTATTAGTATTAACTAAGATATTTGCGGGTTTTATATCATAATGGGCTAACTTTCTTTTATGTAAATTATCTCGGACGTTTGTCAATAAATTTTTTAATGTCTTTTTAGCATGTGTTTCACTTTCATCTCTTAGTATCAGGGGATCTAAAATATCGGAATATTTATTTATATAATCGAACAGGTCCATTTCAAATTTCTCTTCGATTTTAAAAAATTCCAAATTTCGCCGCGCGCCATTGACTTGCACGTTTAACTTTCTTTTGCATTTACCATGTTTATATATTTTTGGACCATTGAGTTTTTGTTGTAATTTAATTTCTCTCCTCCTATTTGGTTCATTAACAGATAAAACCACCACTTTATCTTTACAATCGGGGTCTTTTTTAAAATATTCTGAATTACATTCTGGTCTATATGTGCTTTTAAAAGTTCCAGTTTTAGGAGAGGGTAACAGCGAAATTATTTTACTACAATCTAATCCCTTATCAAATATATTTCCTCCTCTACTAAATTGAATAAAATTTTGTAAAATTTCTTTTCCAGTTTTACTATAAATAGATATTTTCTCCATATTTTTTGGATTGATAATAGTATTATATAACATGTCGTATATAATATAATTATATATTAAAATTTATTTACAATTTGGCAAAAAACAACGTTTTGTCCTTCATATATTTAATACTGTGTTTATTTGGTTCAATATGTAATCGCTTACGTTTAATGTAAGAAATGTAAGGACTTTGAGTGAACGTTCTTAATTTTTCTGGATTATTAGAAATAAGTTCTATTTTTCTAACCTTAAAATGATTTAAAATTTCGGCACAAATAGAATACTCCCTATTATCAACGGGTAAATCTAAATATGTGTTTGCTTCAAATGTATTTAACCCCCTGCTTTGCTGTAATCTATACGCCTTTATCTTATTAACAAGTCCTATTCCACGCCCCTCTTGAGGGAGATATAAAACCATTCCCATTTTAATATGGGCTATATACTCTAATGATTTTCTTAGCTGCTGACTACAATCGCATTTTAGTGAATGAAAAATATCACCAGTCAGGCAAGCCGAATGAACTCTGACAGGAATAATATTATTAGGATTAATATTAAGATATAAAACAACTACATATTCTAATTTAGGAATATCGTAGTATATTCTTAGTCTAAATTTTTCGCCGTATTCGCATGGAAAAGATATATCCTCAAACCGCATTGTATATAATTATATGAGTAAGATTTATATAATTATAAAAGTATGATTTTATTTCGTAATGTATCAGTTGGTAAGGTTGGTAAAAAATACCCTAACTGGTAGCCATATACCTTCACTCAGTTTTTGGTGCTTCGTCTAAAATATATAACTTATTTTTATTTTTTATATAATTTTTATACTGTCCAACAAACCATTTTAATCCCATAACGTAGATGCCTAAGCTGGAATAAAATACCGAATTAGGCATTTCGCGGTATTTTGTCCAAAAATAATATAGAGGAACTGGAATTCTTATACACCCAAATATAATAAGCTGTATCACTTGCATATTATTAGTTAGTCTTAGATTTTCTCGTTTTTCTTGATCTCTGGTCTTAATAAGATGGTACATAGGGTACATTAAAGTATTTGATACCTCCGCCAAATAAAAAGATTGAAAAAGGTAGTCATCGGTTTTTGCATAATTAAGTAATAACAACCCAGCGATATGATGCACTATATAAGGACTTTCTTTTTTAGACTTAGTTAATATAATCCGGTATGTATCCCAAATAAAATAAGCGACACTTAAAGAAATAGAAGTTTCGCGTAAAAAGTTTTTATCAGATAAAAAATAGAGAGAACCCAATATAAAGGTTGTATAGCAATTTGTTAGCGAAACACTATTTATAACTATTTTTTCCTGGGTTACTGGTTCGTCACTAAAATTAATAAAACTATACAAATAGTTTAAAATAGGCCATGTAATTGTTGAAATTATGTCAAACATACAGCGATTTATATAATATATATATATATATTCTATTTTAAGTTAATTTTATGATATTAAATATATTATGATAAATATATGGATATGGAGACGATTACCTTTGTAACAGGGAATATAAATAAGTTAAACGAAGTAAAAGCGATTTTAATAGGTGAAACTGGGAGGGGGTTAAATATAGTTAATAAAAAACTTGATTTACCCGAATTACAAGGAGAGCCTGAATTTGTCGCACGGGAAAAATGTAGGTTAGCTTCTATTGAAGTAGAAGGTCCAGTTTTATCAGAAGATACGTCGCTTTGTTTTAATGCACTGGGTGGGTTACCAGGAGTGTATATTAAGTGGTTTGTAGCAAAGATTGGTCTTACTGGTCTGAATAATTTATTAGAGGCGTATGAAGATAAAAGTGCTTATGTCCAATGCATATTCGCCTACTCTCCTGGACCTAACGCACAACCTATATTATTTGTAGGACGATGTAATGGAACTATTATTAAACAAAGGGGTGAAAATGGCTTTGGGTTCGACGCAATTTTTTTACCCGATGGAGAAACTGAAACATTCGCAGAGCTCCCATCTTCACGAAAAAATATTATCTCACATAGAGCAATCGCCCTTCAAAAAGTTAAAGAGTTTTTACATAACATGAATAAAAAATAAATTTGATATAATGGCTTCTTATAAATAAAGTATTATAAGATGTCACTTTGGTCAATAGTGTGCTTAAATGAATGTAATTTTATTGGTTGGGAAGAACAAAATGAAAATCAGTACCACTCAATAAATGTTTATAAATTAAAAATTTGATTATAGTAAATATTAATTTTATTTTATTAATATGTCTCATAGAATAGAAAATATTGATGCTCTGGTTGGACAAAAGATTATAATTCATGGATTAAGAGGAAAATACGTGAATTATAATAATAAAGTAGGAAAAATATTACAAACTTCCCAACAAGACAAGGCAAAAGGCAGAGTTCTTATAAATTTGAAAGTCTCCGAAAACAAAATAGTAAAAGCGTTAATAAAACTAAAAAATTTTAAAGTATATCATAATAAATGGGAAGAAAAATTTACCCTAATATGTAAACCAGAGCAATCGGGTAAAACCTTCATTATGATTCAGGAGATTATAGCGCATATCAATGAGACAGACCCTAAAGGGAGACGTATTATAAATATTATACTTTGTGATAATAATTTATTACTGACAAAACAAACAAGCAATCGTGTCAACGAAGATTTAGAAAAATATGTAATAGGAGATATCGCATATATCGAATTATCGTCTCATAATAGAACCGAATATCACGACTATACAAAGGTATGCTTCGGTATTGCCTTCGAAAAAATAGATAACGTTATTTGTTGCACCAATACAACAAGAATCGACGATATTTACAAAATTATAAATGCCTTCAATACCAGCTTTAGCGAGGGATACTATTTTAAGATTTGGTTGGATGAAGCCGATAAATTTACTAGATATATCGATAATACATTCAGACCATGTGTAGAAAATTTTGATAATGTAGAAGTATTCGCAATCTCGGCGACAGTCGAAAAACTTTTTAAAGAATATGAACATATGAAGGTATATCCGATTGAAAATTCAACAGCTGCAAATTATCATGGTTGGAGGGGAAACAATATTATTATTAAAGACAGTGTGGAAAATTATCTCGCTTTTGCGGAAAATATTCTCCGAGAACAAAACTCGGAAATTAAACCAGGGACTAAATGGTTTATTCCAGGGCGTTCACGAAAGCTAACCCATCATAAGATTAAAGACCTATGTTTGAAATATGGTATGGCCGTTATGATTGTAAACGGTGATGGTATTTCAATATCTATTCCTGGTATAAATCATAATTTTGACCACCCCAAAGACGATGAATTTGCTACTCTACTAATTAAATTATATAACAAATATGGGCTATATAATTTCCCATTTGTAATTACAGGATATATCT